CAGGTTTTTCTAATATTTTTTCTAATCCTTGTTCTGTATGTTTTAATTTAAACACTTGATCTATATATGTTTTATATTCAAAATATAAAATTTGAACTAAATCATTATTATAAGGACCTTTTTGATATCCTTCTCTACCCGGATATTTTTGTATTCTTTTTAAATCTTCTTCAGTTAAATCTGGAAATTGTTTTTTAAGTTCAGGTATGGTTAACGTTTTAATTTCACCAACATAATATATATCTTGAAAATTTGGATCATTAGTATATGACCAAACCATATTAGAAGGATCTACATAATCTACAACAACTCCTTCAGACTTATTAAAACTAGTTTTTACAGCTCCAATACCAATTGTAACTATATCTTCAATTAATCTTTTCTTTGTTAATTCATATTTATTAAAATCTAAAACATTATTAATAACTTCTTCTTCAGCTATTTCTACTGACTGTTTATAGTTTAATTGCATATGAACCTCAAGTTCTTCTTTACTTTCTGGTAAATTAGCCGGATCTATCGTGCTATATATATCTATACCTAAATTTTCTTTTATGCTATTTAACAATGGTTTACTCATCATATCTCTCATGATAGAGTCTGCATAGTTAGTTCTCTGTTTTGTTGAAAACGGATCTTGAGCAAAAGCTTTTATTTGATAATCTTTAGAAGTAATACCATTTACAACTATATCTACAAATTTAGGTATAATTGGAACTGGTTTCCAATCTAAATTTAAATAAGATAAATCACCATTAATTGATAATTCGTCTTTATATTTTTGAACAGATTGCTCACCACGAGCATATAATCTTAATCTATTAAAATTTTGATAACCAGTGTACCATTTACCACTGTTAATTCTACCTCCTCTAAACCATTCATATTCAATAGCTTGCGCTACTTGCAAACCATATTCCCAACTAAGCTTTTCTGCGACAGGTACCACCTGACTAGGAAAGGAACTATTAGTACTAGTATTAATCATTTATAATTATTTTGGATTTAAAACCTTTATTGTCGTATTTTGAAAAATTTAAATTAACTTTTTGTTTTTCAATTTCAGCAACTGGTCTATATTTATTTTTATTACAAGCCATGATAGCTAAACCTGAACTTATTGAGGCATCATGTTTAGTTCTTTTATTTATATCAAATGCTGCCCAGTCTTCAAGTGTTCTTTGAAAATACATTGAACCATATTGCTCATTATTGTAACCTACAAAATTTTCAATATAAGATTCGATAGCAGCAGCATGTGCTTGTTTTACATCTTCGCTTGAGTTAGGTATACCACCTATTTCTCTTTCAGCTACAGATAATTTATATTTTGTTTTATCTGGACGATTCATAGAATAACCTCTATAACCTCTTCTTTTTAAATAATATAATAACCTTGGTTTATTATTTTCTGCAAGTAAAGGCATACCATAAAAATATAACGCCATTAATACATCTTCAAAAAACATCTCCGCGGTTTGTGGTCTAGCTATATATTCTAAAAAGAATAAATTAGGTGGACCGTCCATTGTAAATTTAGTTAAACCATGTAAAGCACCTTTCGATCCTCTACCATCTACTGTTCCAGATATATCATAACTATCACAACCAAAAGCACCCATATGCTCATTAGCTGGATATTTAGTACCGTTTTTAACAATATAACGGTTTTGTTGATGTTTGTCTGGAACCCAAGTAACAAAAAATCTACCATTTTTATTAGGAATAAATTGTACACTTGTATCTTTAATCCCACTTTCCCATTGAAAATTACCCTGTGTTAATACTCCAGAGTATTTTAAATCTTCATTATAATCAATTTGTTGATAAATTTTTGTTAAATTAAATATAGACTGTTTTGTTTCATCTCTGAACGCATGTTTTTCAGTACGTGGAAACTGTCTATATAATTCATTAAGTGCGTCTGGGTCATCTTTAAGACCATCTACTTCATTCTCCCAATGTTCAATGACACCGATTTGTATCTTTTGTCCATCGATTCCTTCAACTGGTTGTTTTGGAGTATCAAAGACAGGGTATCCATAAGTATCAATGTATCCTTCGTAATTCCATTCCATAGGTATAAACAAAGAATATAATCCTGAGCTAGTCTGTCCATTGCGGTTTCTTTTTGTGACGTCTGAGTCATAATATATTTTTTTATAATTCCTACCACCTTTGTCAAGAGCATTACTCGTTGACCCCATCATACATTTACCTATAATTCTTGATCCTAATCGTAACGTCGTCTTGGTAACTCGCCAGTTATTGAGAATATTTTCAGGTTTTTCCCATTTACCCGCTTCATCATGGACAAGTAATGCGAGTTTTTCTCCGTCATAGGAATTATCACCAGTATTTTTCCAGTCGATTGTGGTGTCCAAGCCAATGATTTCTTCCAACTGTTCATTTGTTTCCAACTTTTTTCTAGTGAATCTCGAAGCTGGAACTCTGTACGCCAATTCGGTTTTGGGTCTGTCCATACCATCTTGTATTGGTTTGAAGAAAAACGGGTAATTAACCGAGATCGGTACAATTTTATCTGTGAACATTTTTTTAGCATCTGCACCTGATTTAGATAAGACACCGAATCGAGCGTCGCTAGATATTGTCGCCAAGTTAACCGTTTCTCCTGATGCCATGAAAGAGAATCCAGAACGTCTGTTTTTAAGGTAGCACATTCCGTAAGATCTTTCATCAGCTTTGCACGCTTCCCAAAAAATAAAGAAGAGTCTATTGGCTTCTCTAAACTCTGCTTGTCCAACATCAATTTTTGACCATTGGAGGTACATATAGTGAGTACCAGTAATATATGTAGGAATACCTTTGTTATAGAACCAAAAACCTTCTTCACGTCTTTTAAATTCTTCGTCGATGTAATCATGTAATTTTAATTTAAATGCTTCTGGATATGCTTTCCAATCAAATATAGTTTTGATTTTTTTCAGTTCTGGTCTTGGTTTAAAAACCTCCCAGTATTGCTCTAATTTTTTATTAGATCTTTTATAAGGATTATCTATTTCTGGTAATGCTATCCTAAGATTTTGGATTTCATATATTTTACCAATTTTACCAGTTTTTGATATAATGACAATATCATGTTCTTTATTGTATCCATATTCCCATTTTTTATTTTTATTTAACCTTTTAATTACATGGTCTTTAATAGGTTCAACTATTTTATATAAAGTTTGCTCGTACATTACTTAGATCTTCTTTCAGCAAACCCTCCAAATGTAGTTTCTTTTTTTTCTACAACTTTATCTTCAAGTCTAGCTTTTTCTTCTTCAATACGTGTCAAGATCTCAAATGCATCGAATATTGCGAGCTTTTTAGTGGCTGCAGCGTTCTTGAGTCTATCGGCTGAAACATCATCATCAGTTTCAACAATTGGTTCTTTCGCGACTTTGATAAGTTCTTTGACTGCTTCATGCCCAGCTTGGATTATACTCTTTTTCGTTTCCTTGACGTTCATACTTAATTACAATATCATTTGATTTCATACAATATAATCTCTGGTTATCAACTAAAAAGTCAAATTCACCAAAGGGTTTATATCCCACAAGGTCTCCCTCGTGTATTCCTAGCGCTTCTAATGAACTATTACCGTATTTTAATATACCAATAAGGCTTTGCTCTAAAGAAGCGTTTGTATTATCATTATTTTTTATAGGATTTATAAAGCATCTGTCACCAAATGATTGCCATTTGTTTTTATTTTTGTATAAATATATTTGGTCTAATTGAACAAAATATAAATTATTTTTAAAATATGCTCTACTATTTTTTTCATTACCTCTAATATCATAAAATCTTCTAAATACATTATGGTGTATCATTACTAAATCACCAGTTTTTATAGAAGTTTTATATGCTAAAGGTGTTGCAATAACTTTACCTATATTATTAACAGATTTATAGCTTTCTATTTTTGTGTTTATTATTAAGCTTTTGTCACCAACTTTAACTTCATTATTGTATCTATCACCGTAAGGCTCAACAATAAAATCAAATAAACTATTCATTAATACTCTAAATCGTATTCAACAGATATTGCCATGTTAGAATTAAACTTCTTCCACGGCAATACCTCATTGTTTTTTTTGATGAAAATATTATAAGAATTATCTGATTCTTCAAAAATTACGTGTGATATAGTATGACCACCGTAAACTGATTGACCAACCGAATAATGCATTGCATCTGTTTTATAATCAGAACCAATGCTGATTTTTCTTATAATTGAAGACATTATTCCTTTACTTCTTCAGCTTCTTCAACAATTTCTTCGTAAGTACCGTCAGCTAAATTAATATTAACTGATCCATACTCTTTTTCAAGTTCTTTTTTGTAATCTTCTGTTTCTTTATTAGCTTTGTGAAACTCAGCTAATATAACAGATTTGTTTACCTCTAAAGCACCTAAGTCAGTAACATGTTTACTTAGTGTTTGTTGTAATTCTTGGATCTTTTTTAATTGATCTTCTGTAATTTTTTTACTCATTGTGATTTAATTTAATTGTTTTTAATTATTTAACTATTTATATAGTTACAGGTTTTATTTACTTTTTAAATATACTAGTAACCTTTTCTCCGCTACGTCCGCCGAAGTAGGCCAAAACAACAGCCATCATAACT